TGAATCATATTTAATTGCATAAAGTTTAAATGTGCTTCAATGTGAGCCGTATGATCTTGTCCAGCAAATGCTTGGAAAGGTTGTCCTGTCATTGCATTAATATGTTCAATAGATGGATCCATTGGCATTGGTGGTTGTGGTGGTGGTAGTATTAAATCTATATTCTTAACTCCAATTGCTTCATACATTGTTCTATAAACTTGATATAAATTATGCATTTGCGGATTAGACATTGCAAGTTGCATTTCAGTTTGTGCTAAATTAATTCTTTGTGTTTGTGAAAATATATTTGGATCTGCAACTGGAAGAATATCTATCTTATCATCAAAATCTAAAGATTTAATTTCTCTTGTTCCACCTACAACATCATAAGGATAAATTGGTGGTAGATAAGTTGCAAATACTTTTGCTAATAATTCAAATTCATTTTTAAGTGAAGCGTATAATCGTTTATGAATTGCAGACATTACTCTCGATCCGCGCTCCAATAATGCCATGGTCGTACCTACGGCCGCTTGTTGATTACCATCACCCACTTGCATATCAGCGATGGACGCGAAGCGTTGGCCTGCCTCAACAACAATACCCATTAATTGTAAAAGGGTCGCGGATGGTTCTTTAAATGGTAATGGCATAAATGCATCACGCAAGTTTCCACCTGGTGCATCTACATCTCTAAACTCACCTGGTTGAATTGGTTGTGCATCATCTCGTACACGAATACCTCGCATCTTAAATCCAGATGGTAAATTTGATAATGTTCCTGCATCTAGTAATTGTCTTAATGCTTGAGTTGCAGTACGTGACAATCCACCAATCATGTGAATTAATCCAAAGCCATAGAATCCAAGTCCTGGTAAAAATTTAAAGTGTACAAAATAATTAGTTTTATTTTTTAGCGGATCGTCTACTTTGTAATTACGTCTAATAGATAAAACTTCTCTTGATGATTCTTCAATCGTTACAACATATGGAAGTTTAATTCCTGTGGGCTCACCAGTTTGAGGATCTTTATCTTCAAAACCTTCTATATCTAAATTAACATGACATTCTAAAAGAGTGTAAATACTATCTTGTCTTTCAACTCTAACACCTTCTAGTTCACGTTCTTTTTCTTTTATTGGATCTGTTTTAAGAGCAGGTTGACCTAGATCTACATCTTTATAAAAACCACTTACTTGTTGTTTACGTAAATCGTTTTCAGAAATTTTTAATACATGAATAATTGCATCTGCATCTTCTAATGAAGTTGCTGAATAAGGAACGATTAAATCTTCTGCTGGAATGAATTTAGATACCGCTCTTCCAAGGATTGCATCATAATAAACTTTTTTAAATGTAGATCCTGATAGCGGTAAATAAAACAACATTTGATCAAATTCTGGTTCATATTCTTTCATGACAGTCATAATTTGATAGTTCATGAAATCTCTAACTCTTTCTGATTGTTGTTCTTTTTGTGAATCTATTAATCCAACTATTTGAGTTCGCACTGGTCCGTCTGCTGGTAATAACTCTTTATAAGCTTGTGATTGAAATTGTGTAACTGATTCTGCAAGAACTGGATGAGTTACTCCTGATGCGTTTCTAAATGGTTCTGTTCTTCTTTCATATTTAAATCCTAATAGATCTAAACCATTAGTATATGCCATCTCCCAATCTTGGCGCGATGATCTATAATCTTTGTACTGTCCTTCTAAATCAGATCCAATCTCTACTAAAATACTTTCATCTAAAAATTCTGCAAGGTTTGCATAATGATCTTCTCCTCCTTGTGGAGCTGCAGCATTTGGATCAAAAGAAATTTCTGCACCACCTTCTTCATCCATATTAATTTCAACAGATGGATCTTGTGCTTGTTCTACTTGTTCTTGAATAGATTGTTCTACTTCAGTTTGACCTGGAATTTCAATAGTCGTTTTTGTATTAGGGAGCGCCTTATCTATATCAGCCATGACTAATTATACCTTCTTCTAAATAATGATTCAACACCTTGTGAGTCAGGACCTTTAACAGGTGGAATAGTATTTGTCAATCCACCGTCCGCGAATCCTTGTTGTCCTAATATTCTCATAATTTCTTCTCTGGTAAATCCTGCCATCTCTAAAGATCTTGCAATTGAGTTTGTGCTAACATCTACTTGTGGTGTTGGAGTGGATGGTAAAACTGGCATCGTGACTGGTTCACCTGCAAATAATGCTGGTCCTGTTTCTGCACGTTTTCTTCTAACATAAGTTGCGTAATCTTCATTAGGTAATGCATCTGGTCCCATCATTTGTCCCATAAAAATTGGTTGATTTACAAAAGCATCTATTTCTTGTTGAGTTGGTGTTATAGATTTTATTGCAAGACCAACAGGAATTGGTTCTTCCATTGGTGTTTCTGGAGATATTTTTGATACTACTTTTCCAGGTTTTGATAATCCACCATTTGCAAAACTAGCTAAACCACCGTCTGCAAAATTATATTGACCTCTTAACATAATGTTATTTCCAAGACCTGGATTAGATGTATAACTAACATTAATTGGTCCTTGATTATATCCTAAATTATATCCACCACCTTTATTGTATAAAGCACTAAACAATTGATCTGTACCTGGTGGATTATATTGTGCACCAATTGAATACGGACTTTCTTTGTAAACGTCTCTCATAGTTTCACTATAAGGTTCTGCTTCACCTGTCATTGGATTAAAAGGTAAATTTAATTTATTTTTACTAGAGGATCTTACATCTCCCATACTTCCAAGTAATGATATACCAGTATCTGGAATATTTAATTTTCCTCTTACACCAAGATTACGATTCATTGTAGAAATATTTTGATATTCATCTGGAGAATATTGTCCTGTAACAATGTTTGCATTAGCTCCTAATTGTAATGGTCCTAATTTAACAGGATATGGATCTTGTACTTCTTCCACATAATCGCCTTCTTGATTTCTAACATATCTTTTAGATTCTTCTCTAGATAATCTATCTGCAAATTTTTCAAATGCTTCTTCAATTCCTGCCATATTAATAATACGTTCTGTTATGATGAATCACAGGTTCGTCTCTATAATCTTCTGGGTGATCTACAAAACCACCTTGTCTAAATCGCATCACTGCTTGAGTCATAGAATCTACCAAGTCATCGTTATCGCCATAAGGAAATGCTGCGCATTCCTCTACGACCTCTTCAGCAAACTTTTGATCAGGTGCCCATATTTGTCCTGATTCAAATAATGGTGCAACTGCATTTACCCTTGCATGCTTATCATTTCCTTTGCTTGGTGTAAAGTTAACAACAGGGATACCCATCTTACGTAATTCATAGGTCAAAGGTAGTCCTGATGCTTTAGATTCAATGATTACCGTTTCAGGATTCCAATACTGATATTGCTCTAAAGCTCTACGTTTTAATTCTGGAAACTCTAATCTTTCCTTTACTGCATCTAATAATATTAGATTCGGTTCGCTGTCCTCGTTCAATCTAAAAACGCCCCATGTTGTAATAGCAGAATAATCCGCAGTTTCCTTTTTTAAAAATGCAGTATCATAACTTTGAATGACATGATCTAAAGCTGGGATATAAGGTTTGTCCCAAATTTTCCACCATTCACGTTTAATAATAGATCCTTCTTCTGCGGTTGGATTTTGCATCCATTGTGCATTCCATTTTTGCAAAGACAAAGATGCTTTAACAGATTCTAATTCTGATAACTTCCAATACTCTGGCCATACAGGTTGATTGGTTGGCAAGATTGCTGGAAACTCAATCAGCTCCCATTGATCTGCTTTTGTTTCAGCAGATGATTTTATAAGTTGTGCTGTTAAATCTTTAACTGACCAACGCGTCATAACCACGACAATTTTACCACCGGGTTGTAAACGTTGTCGAGGTCCAGAGGTGTACCACTCATAAGCGCGTTCCAACGCTTCTGGATTTAAAGCGTCCTGCTCGGAGTGCGGATCGTCTATAATTAATAGATCAGCACCTCGACCTGTTATCGCACCGCCGACACCGGCTGCAAAGTATTCACCACCTTGTGCAGTTTCCCAACGACCTGCAGCTTGTGAGTCTTCACGTAATCGTGTTTGAAATATTTTCTGGTATTCTTCACTATCAATTAATGTTTTAGCTTTTCTACCGAATCGAACAGCGAGCTCCGCGGTGTGTGTTGTTTGGATAATTTTTAATTTAGGATTCTTACCTATCATCCAAGCGGGGAGCAAGAAAGAAGCAAATTCAGATTTAGTATGCCTTGGTGGCATGTTAATAATTAATCTATTAATCTTTCCTTCTGCAAGACGATTGAACTGGTCAGCAATTTTTTTATGATGTGAACCTTCAACGAAATCTGGCCAAACAGATTTTACAAATTTTAAAAAATCATTATTGATTTCGTTCTTTGTTTTTTTCTCATGCAACATAAGATAATATTTTCTATAATCTTTACGTGCATCAGAAGGTAATTTTTCTATTTGTTCTTCTGTTAGTAGTATCTCTTGCATGGTACCTTTTTAATTTTCAAGGGTTCATTATATAGGATTTTTTTATAATATGGAATAGCATGGGACTCCTGTAGATGGTACCTTAATTGAATTTTGGGGGGTGGGGGTAGGAAGAAATCTTTAAATTTAGGATTTCATATGAAAATTTTTATAATGTTTTTGGTGCGTATGATTGTCTAAATCTTTGATTATAGACTAACATTTAGTTACATATTTTTAATTTTGGGTATCGATTATAGAGAAATACTTCGTATTTCACTTTCATTTTGGAATTGTAATAGCTACGCTATTACTTAATTGTTAATCGCCAAAGGCGAACAGGCACACGCGTGGCGTGTGGCGTGGCTTGGCGTGGCGTGGCGTGGGTTATGGCGTGGCGTGGCAACGCCACGATAATATCGTGGCGTTGAGCGTGGATTGTTAAAATGCTTGTATTAAAAAACCCTCATTATCTTCAAAGGGTATTACTGTTGTATGGTCTTGTAGTTTTTCTAGTGTTGGGTATTCTTCTTTATCATATTCCTTATGAAATTCCTCTAGTGAAGAATACTCATTAAAATCACAGCTAAAGGCGATTGGGTCTAATTCCAATTCTGTACCTGTGTCGTTTTCATAGTTTTCAAAATATTCCCATAATGCTTTGATAGCGTCATAACTAAAATAATCTTTCATAGCATTTCTAAAGGAATATATATCTACTGTATCTTTCATTTTTTTCCTTTCTATATTGTTGGTTGTTTTATTTCAATTTTATAACCCAATTCTCTTAAAATTGAAATGTCGTCTTTATTCAAAGTTTTACTTTGTTTTAACTTTGTTATTAACTTTGAATTATTACATACAGCGTAAATTCTTTCTACGCCATAAACATTTTTTATTTCTACTATTAGTTGCATTTTTTATTTCCTATTATTTTTTTATAACCTACTATGTCTCTTATTCTTTGGATAGTATCCCAAGTACCAATTTCGTAAGAATAATCTTTTGCAACTGCTTCATCAATGTTGATACTACTTTCAACATTGTCGCAAAATTCAATTATTTTTTCTATTGTTTTTTTACTCATTGTTTCCTCTTTCTTTTATTGTTTGTTTTTCTTTCTTGGCTCTATAATAGTTATTTCAATTTATCTTACAAGTACTATTTAAAGGGTAAGTAAAATAGTTATTCACAGTTGCAAAAATACAACAAAATATATTTTGACTTATTAAACGAATAATATTAATCACGAATCACGAACAACAAAGAAAGAATATATGACTACTTATGCAATAAAAGTCGATACTTTAAACTTAAGTAAATCTTTCATTTATTTTGAAGATGAAAATCTAACCTATTCACAGGCCCAAGATAGATTAAAAGATTATCAAAATAGATTTAATGATTTTATTAAAAAGGGGATAGTACCAACATTAATCGACGATAGACAAAGAGAGTTAAAAATAACTAAAATGTCTATTGTGCCAAAGGTATAGCTATTACAGGCCCACGCACAACCAACAGTTGAGCGTGGAACGAGATTGTTTTTTATTCTTACGAGCACAGGCGACAGGCGATAAGGCACAAGCACAAGCGACCAATTATAAATTATACAAGCACAAGCGAATAGCGTTCCAATCACAAGCGATAGCGTTTGGCGTTTCAATACCAAGTGATAATAAATCGTGGATAGCTTTACTCTCATAAAGTTTCGGGGAACGAGGACTGCCTACTGCGATTAAGTAAAAATGATTGACAGGGTGCTGTACTGCAAAGGCAATTTGGTGTGGGGATATGCTTATTTTTTTACTCCTAACTACTTTTAATTCAATCGTGAAAAATTTATTATTTTTGTTGTATGCCAATATATCTGGTGTGCCCAATACTGCCCAATTTTCTAATCTAGTTAAGATTAATTCTGGTAATTCTTGTTTTAATTTTTGGTAGAATTTGCTTTCTGGGCGTTGCGACATTTCAAAGTAAATACCACACTCTACCCTAGATTGCAAATTAGGGGGTACTTGGATATTGGCTTGGACTTAACTTGTGCGTCTAAAGCGTTATATGAAAGACTTTTTTTGACTATTCCTTGTATTTATTGGCAAGTTCACTATTTACATCAAATTCATAATCACTTAAAAAATCATCAACCACTTGTGCTGTTTGGTCATCTATATCTAAAATGTTTTCTTTCTTGCCATTACTCCACTCAACATTTATAGACCACCCAATAATTGTTAATCGTTCTGTGTTTTCACTCATAAATTTTTAAGTTTTTCTTTATCAACATAATAATCGTTAAAAGGTTTAATGTTTTTAGGCAAATCATCACTTTCCCAAACATCAAAAAAATCCCAATTAACATTTCCGTTTCCCTCGTATTTAAACCAATCATACCAATCATTACTTGTTCCAACTTGCCCATAAAAAATTATACCTTTTGGGCAATCCTTAAAATCTGGGTGTTTATATACGAAATTTTTCTCGCAATATTTAACCCACTCTTTTTTGTTTTTAAATTTCATTTAATTTCCTCTAACATATCTAAAGTAGTATCTTCTGTAATTGTTTGTATATAATCAAAAGGGGCATTAATTTCTTGTTTATATCTAAAAAGTTTTGGCTTTCCGTTTTTATTCTCTAATGTATTTCCGTCATTATCTTGTAAGCAAAAATAAACATCATAAACATTTA